CCACGGCTTCAACCGGTCGGTGTGGCCTTCACCGACCTCAACGAGTGGTCGAACGTGTTCAACGACCTGGTCATCGGTGTCCGTGCGCACATCGACCCGAACAGCAACGTCCTCGGCGCGGTCGGCTCGGTTCCCGACTACTGGCGCGACAGTCCCATCGTCGCCGAGCTCGCCACGAACCTCGTGTTCGTTCGCGCGGCCCTCTCGCTGCCGCCGACATCCTCGATGAGTCTGCAGACGCCAGCCTGGCGGCTGGACAAGTTGGCTCCGCTCGCTCTGGCCGCGATGCGCACGAGCTCGCAGTACCGTTTCGTCAGCCGAACCGACAGCCGACGCACCTGGAACTTGCGAAAGGTGCGGAGTCTCGAGGGCTTGGTGCGACACGCGGTTCTGCACCGAAGCGCCCACATGTTCCCCGTGGCGCAGAGCGTCTACGCGTACGCTGACGCCGAGGTGCCCGGAGCCACACGTCTCGCTGAGACAAACGAGCGCATCGCAGAGGCGTTGAGAACCGCTATCGGAAGCGGCACCGCCCTGTCGATCGACGGGGCCGTCGACGCTTACCTGGCCATTGCTCAACACGCCGCCGAAATCGGCGGTCCGTTCGGTACCGAGCTTAAGGTTTTTGATCTGTTCGAAGAAGGCGTGGACTCGGCTCGCGAGGTCGAGGACCTTCTCTGGCTGAGCGCCGAGAAGGTCGTCTTCCTGTATGGCCGTGACAACGAGCAGTCCGACGAGAAGGCCGTCCACAACATCGTCTGTCTGCCGATGTACTACGTGTCGACCAGCGAACGCCAGTTCGCTGGCGGGTACGCCATGGCCGGTCGTTTCGAACGTGACATGTTCGTCACCCCCAACGTCGCCGAGGCTTTCTTCGCCATGGAGGAGTTCAGCGCGACCGGTAGCGTAGAGGATCGTCCCCAGGTTCTGTCGCCCGAGGCTCTGAACGGTCGCGTCCACGATCTGGACCAGACCGCCACCCTGACCTCGATCAGGTCCAAGGTGCCGTACTCGGCTACCCTGAACGGGGTGACGCTGCGGGGCCGCTTGACCGCACACGAGCTCGGCTCCATGAAGGCGTCGACGGCCACTTCACTCGTCATCCCGGTGCTGAACGCCGTTGTGATGGACGGGGTGCTGTCAGCGTTCACCGCCGCGTTCGATCTCGCCGATCGCACCGGCAAGAAGCTGGGCGGGTCCGGCGGACAGACGCTCGCACGCACCCTGTCGCGCATCGCCGCGGACAAGCTCCTGCGTATGGCTCAGTCGCTGTCGGCCGGCTTCCGTGGTGAGCTGCACCTCGCCATGATCGAAAAGAGCATCATCGACGTCGATTATGACGACTCGATCCGCCTGCGAGCGCAACTCGCTCAGACGGCTTTCAAGTCGTATGCCGACGCGTTCTCGCTCTACTTCTACCTCGCCATCCAAGGGATGGCCACCGGCGGCTCCTACTCCAACTGGAACGAGCTGCTGCAACGTGAAGAGGTGCAAGAAGCCCTGCTGTCGCTCGACATCGAGTGACAGTAGATTAAACAAGGTTACGTCAACCTGCTAAAAGCAAAGACGGG